GCACGATCTGCGCGCGCGCGGGATCCAGAGATCTTATGCCCGCGGCGGTAAGACTGGCGCCGGCGCCTACATGGTTGGCGAGCGCGGCCCCGAAATGTTCATGCCCGATCAGCCCGGCACCGTCATTCCGCACCACGAGCTCATCCGGCTTGCGCGCAAATATGGCGGCCACGTCTCCAACAAGCGCAGGCGCTGATGGCCCGCGCCTGCAGCACCTGCATCTGGTTCCAGTCCAATAGCCCCAACGACGGCCTGTGCCGGGTCGATCCGCCCACCACCGGCCCCAACGTGAGCCACTGGGCCATCGTCCAGCCCGGCGATTGGTGCAGCAGATGGACCGACACCGATCCGACGGTTGCGCCGCCGCCACCGTTCGCGGCAATCAGCGCCATCGTCGCCGATCCAGCCGGGACGACCAGCACCGCCGCGGTACTGATGGGCATCGGCTCGACCTTCACCATCACGCCGGTGCGCAGTGGCCGGATCGCCGCCATCGTCGGCGGCACCTGTGCCAACTCGGGCGCCAACGGCGGCATGAACATCACCGGCTACCAGGGCAGTGGCACCCCTCCTGTCAACGGCGCCGCCGCCCCCGTCGGCACGGTGTGGTCGACAACTCAGAGCTATTTCATGACCTCGGCCCGCGACGTCTCCGGGTTCACCGTCATCGGCGGCGCCACCGGGTTGCCGCTCAACACCGCCCACTGGTTTGACCTCGCGCTCGCTGCCACGGGCGGCGGCACCGCCACCATCACCGACCTGCAGTGCCTGCTGTTCGAGCTCTAGTGCGTTGAAAGCCGTCCGCGGTTGGTTATCGTGTGCGCGTTTTCGACAGCCTTCCTAGTGGCAAGGCCGGTGTTCTCCTCCCACTTCCGGCCTTGCCCTTTTGCCCGGCGTCTGAGCCCGCGTAAGCGGTAAGCTCAATCGGGAGGTTCCGGTCCCCGTAAGGGCAAGACCGACGACGCCTACATGCTGCGGCCCCCGCAAGGGTAAGGCCGAAAGGACACGCTTGGTCCCCGCACCGCGGGCAAGGCCTTTCGGATCAACTTGCGAACGGGATGCCGCCATGAGCGAAAATCTTTTTAAGCTCTTCGTCACGCAATTCAGCACGCTGCTGCACTTGAAGCTGCAGCAGAGGCAATCGAAATTGCGCGGGCGCTGCATGGAGGGCTTTCACGTCGGCAAGCAGGCCTCGCCCATTCAATACATTGGCGCCGTGCAGATGAAGGCGCCATCCGGCCGCTTCACCCCGCTTGATCGTCAGGACGTCGACTTCACTCGTCGCTGGGTGTTCCCGGTGGATAAAGAGGCCGTGCAACTGATAGACACTTTCGACGAGCTCAAGATCCTGCAGGATCCGAAATCTCAATATTCCGATGTCGCCGCCGCTGCGGTCGCGCGCGAATGGGATGACCGTCTTATCGGCGCTGCCTTTGCCACTGCTCAGATCGGCCAGGACGCTGGCGGTCTCTCCAGTGAAGCTTTCAACACCAGCCTGTTTCAAATTGCTTCGACTTTTGGTGCCTCCGCTGCCGTGGGGGTTACCGTGGCCAAGATGATCGAAGCGAAAAGGATTTTCCGCAAAGCGCAAGTCGATCTCGAGGCCGAGACCGTGACCTGGATCACCAATAGCCAGGGCGAGTCCGATTTGCTCAATCAGGTGCAGGTCGTGTCGACTGAATTCTCCGACAAGCCCGTGCTGCAAGAGGGCAAGGTCACCCGCTTTATGGGATTCGATATCGTCTACTCCGAACGTCTCACCTCAGTCTCCAACGTTCGCCAGAACATTGTTTGGGTCCGCAGCGGCATTTATTTGGGGGTGTGGCGAGACACAGAGAATAATATTTCACGCCGCATCGACCTGTCCTCGCTGCCCTATCAGTTGTGGACCGGCATGAGCTCCGGCGCCACACGACTTGAGCCTGGCCGACTGCTGCAGGTACTCTGCGCCGACACCTCGGCCGCCGCCGACGTAACCCCATAGGAGCAAATCATGGCTTCTCACTTCGTCGCTCTCAATCGCGGTCAGGAAGGCGAACTCTATTCCGACTTCACCACTGGCGTGGCAGCGAGCGCCAATATGGTTGAGGTCCGGCTCGATGATGCTTCAAACTTCACCCGAGTGGACATCGAGAAGGCCCTGGAAGCTTTTGAGCGATTTTTCCAGAACCCCCAGCAATGGGCCACCGCCGGTTTCGTCTTGAACGGCTAGGAGTTTGAACGATGGCCACCGAAGCACTCAAATCAGTCCCGATCGTTAATCTCGATAGTTTCCCGATCGTCGAGAACACGACCGGCGAAGGCGGACCGGGCTTCCTGAAAGAAGTAAACGGTCATATCGGCTCGACCACCGGCGTCACGCTCGGCTCGACCTACCGCCTGGTACGCATTCCGACCAATGCCAAGGTCAAGCAAGTCTTGCTCAGCAATGGCGCAGCCGGCGCCACCGGCAACGTCGACATCGATGTCGCCTTCTCCGACTCGACCACCGACGGCACCCAGCAGTCGCTCGCCACGCTCGCCAATCCGGTGGTGCAATTGACCGGCCCGGTCGACAACAAATTGTTCGGCGCCGCCACCGCGGTCACCGCGGCGCAGAAGAACCTTGACGTCACCTTCGGCAACACCTTCACCACGGATCATCAAAATCTGCCGCTGTGGCAAGTGCTGGTGAACCTCGGTGCCACCCAGTTCACGACCGATCCCGGGGGGTTCTTTGACATCTTGCTCAAGACGACTTCTACTCTCGCAGCTGGCGGCGATCTTGCTGTGCAGGTCAACTACGTGGAGTGAGCCGATGGCCATCAATACCTGGATCAATGTGACGCTCGATCCGGCGGCCAGCAAAAAGCCGGACCGCGCCGATCACAAAAATATCCCCGCTGGCGGCACCGCCGATGCCGGCAGCTTCACCGTCGCCTTCGACAGCGCGGTGATCACCAATGTAACGCTGATGAATTCATGCTTTGATACGGCAAGGCAGCGCGCGCTCGGCATGATGCCGCAATGAGGCAAGAATGGCGATCGCGAAGGAATATACGTTTCTCACCGCCATGCAGGCCGCCGAGGGCGTGCGGCAGACGGCAAAGACCGCCGCATTCACCGCCCAGGCGGTGAGCGGCGCCATCCCGCCCGCCAACCTCGCCGCCTACATCACGGCGCTCGAGGCCGCCGACAACGCCTACATCACCGCGGTGAACGCCGCCGCCTCGACCGCCGGCGCCGTCGGCACCGTCATCGGTTTCCAGACTGGTCCGCTCGGCCAGGCCTTCATCCCCGTGTGCTGGATCGGCCCCTTCATGTATGGCCTCGGCCCGACGCCCGGTGCCGGCCCGACCGCAACCTTCGGCAATGTCGGATGAGCGCGCACAAGACCAGCAATCCCGCCTTCGACGCCGCCGCCAACGTGGCCGAGGCGACGCGGCAGTCGGCCGTGCAGTCAGCCTCCAGCCAGGCCGCGGTGGTCAGCGCCGAGCAGACCTATTTCCGCTCGGTCTACAAGGCGGCCATCGCCAACAGTCTTAGCCCCTCGGTTTTCACCCAGGCGCTCAAATCGCTCGGATCGCAGAGTTGATGCATGGCTTGGCTCACGATTACCGAATTTGCCGAGATGGAAATCGGTTACGGCGGCCGGCAGGGCCAGATCGCCCAGCAGCCGCCGCTCGCCGAACAATCCATCGCCAATGGCGGCGGCAACACCCAAAGCAACGCCTTCAACGTCAAGACCAAGTTCGTGCGCCTGCATGCCGACACCATCTGCGCGATCGAGTTCGGGACAAACCCGACCGCGATCGCCGCCGGCGCGACCGGCACCGCGCGCATGGCAGCCGGTCAGACCGAGTATTTCGGCGTGCCGCAGGGCCAGAACTTCAAGGTCGCGGTCATTCTGAGCACATGAGGACGTGATGTTCGGCGCAGGCAACATCGTGATCAGTCAGGCGAGCGAGGACGCAGTCCGCACGCTGCTCGAGATCATTGCGCATCCGGCCAAGGCCAAGGAGGCGCTCGACCACCTTGTTGCCGAGCGCAAGAAGAACGAGAAGCAGATCGCCGAGATGCGCGCGCTTGACGCCAACATCGTGCGCCAGCAGGCCGAGGCCGCCGAGGCCCGCAAGGAAGCCGACGAGATCAAGACCGACTACGATACCCGGATGCTCGCCTTCGAGGCGCGCGAGAAGAGCCTGCGCGACGGCTTTGCCCAGTTCGAGACGCAGCGCGCCGAGCTGCACCAGAAGACCGTCAGCACCAAGGCGATCGCCGACCAGCGCGAGCACCTCATCGCCCAGCGCGAGCACGACATCGCCAACATGGACCGCGCCGCGGCCGCCAAGCTGCTCGAGGCCGAGCGGCGCCTCGCCGACGTGCAGCGGCGCGAAACCAAGTTGCAGGCACTGAGGGACGCGGTCGAATGATCTTCTCGCAGCAATCGCACCAGGGCGAGATCATGCTCGACCACCGGGCCTCACCCGGCATTCCGGCCGGCAAGGCCGAGCAGATGGGGCTCGATCCAACCTTGGTCGGCGAGGGCCGCATGAGCCACATGGCCACGCTCGGCTGCGCGCACTGCAACGCGGTGGTGGTGCTGCAGCCGCTGCGCACCCGCGAGCGCGGTCATTGCTTCAAGTGCAACCGCTACGTCTGCGACTACTGCGCCGCCGATATGCGCCGGCCGGACTACGACCACCGTCCGTTCGAGAAGGTCGTGGATCTCGTCGGCAGCGGAAAATTCACCTTGCAGGGTCCGCTCTGGAACCCTCTGCTGATACCTACGGGAGAATAAAATGGCAAAGCGCATTTTCACCAGTGCGGCCATCAACTGGACGGCGAACGCTGCGGGCAGCGCCATCGGCACCCCAGGCACCCCCTCGTGGATGGGGGTCAAAGGTGCCAGCGGCACGCAGATCACCGACGTGCTCGAGATCCTGTTCTCCGGCAAGGCCACGTCGAGCATCGTGGCCGCGATCGAGTTCTGCCGCGCCTCGACCTTGGAGACTACGCCGACCACGCTCGCTGCCCCGCACTCCGACGGCCCGATGCACTTCGCCACCGCCGCGCTCACCGCCCCGGTCGTGACCTTCGTCGCCGCCGCCACCGGGCCGACGCCGTCGAACACCGTCACCGACGGCAAGATCAATCTCGGGCTCAACCTGTTCGGCGGCATCATCCGCTGGAACGCCGCCCCCACCCAGCAGTGGACCATTGTCGGCAACACCGCGCCCGGCGGCGAGAGCCTGCTGTTCAACTCCTCGACCGCCGGCGGCTCGGGCGGCAACGGCGACGCCCACATCATGTACGAGACCTACTGATGGTTAGATGCCGATCGAGGGCAATTTCAATGCTGGGATCCCGAGGGTAGCGCCCTATGTCGGCCCCGGCGATGTGGTTCCAAACGCAACAGTATGGTGGGGACTGCGCGGTTACAGTGCAGCGGTCAGCAACGGTATTACGAAATCGGTTAATTTGCGCGCTAGCGGCGACAACGCGACGTCAGATTTTGTTATTTTGCCTAATGGTAATTTGGATACGGCATCAATTTCAGCATTTCAGCTTGCGCATGGTGGCAATTTGTTTGTAACGGCGCTGTACGACCAATCTGAATCCCA